TACTGATTGTATAGCTGTTGGTCACCCTGCTTAAAGCGCGTATCAACGTCTGCTTCAGTCCAAAACGCTTGGTTCGGCTCGATTGCTAGATTATAGACGTGCTCCAGCTCTTGCTGAATCTCTCGGCTTTCGTCATCTGTGCCTGAGTAATACCAGTCTGATGCTGTATTTCGATAAAGTACCATTAAAATCCTCCTGCCCACGCGGGTCCACTGCGAAAGAACTCAGGCATGTTCGAATCTTGTCCGCGTGCCTTCTGATATATAGTATTAATTTCCTCTGGAGTAATCAAGCGTCCTTCTAGTCCGAGGTGTGAAAAAATTACATACCTTATAGAGTCCAGGCAGTTTGCAACCAATACTCCATTGGCAACATACTCATTACAGTCCTCAATCGTTAGATTGTACACTATCTCGTTTCTTTCCATTGTGCCAACGCCATTTAGACGCACAGACCTTAGTACAGCATCGTGTTTTGGTGTACTTGTTTGCTGCAAATTCTTTGTTGCACAATTGGCAATTCCTCGTAACGTCATCAAGTCCTGCTTTCCTTCTCCATGCAGACTTGCACGCATTTGAGCAGAACTTGGCGTGCCCAATTGCTTTAGACTCGTAGGAGATTTCACACTGTTTACATGTAAATGTTTTTGCCTCGACTTTTCCGATCGAGCGCTTAGCATGTTCTCTGTGCCACGCAAGTCCTTCGTGACTTCCATGCCATTTTTTTGTGAGCGGTCGAATTTTTTCACAGTGCTCTCTAAGCTTATTAAGCTTTTCTGGGGGGATCTCTTTGTGCCTTTCTTTGTGCTCTGTCGCTGTGACACATTCGAGGTTTTCAATACTGTTGTTCTGTGTATCTCCGTCCTTGTGGTGTATTTGGTATCCGTCAGGAATTGGCCCGTTGTGGTCGATCCATACGTCCCTGTGCAAGTATCCTTGACCTCCTCCACGCCTAAAGTATTGAGCATCGCTCCAATTTTTAGAATTCGGCCATCTCCGATATTTACGATTTTTGTAGTCTCGCACATTTTCTTCCATTGAACACACTCCGTTATGCTTTGTACGCTAAACAACGTATCGGAGTGCGTCAATAGCGACAACGGTTTTTTCCCTTTGATGGTTATTACCTGATGGTTAGGTGTAGCCCAAAAACTGTGCCCGCCGATGCTATATTCTTGCACCCGTTTTGGGGAGGCACTTACCCAGGTGCCAAACACGGGTTTCCATCCCTGTCTTGTCCATACTCTGTCACCTTTTCGAATGGAATTGATCGGCTTTTGTCCTTCATCCGTGAGAATTAGCGTATCACCAGAAAAGCAATGGTCATGGGCTTTAATCGGCTTATCCTCACCGCGCTCGCTAGCCTTTGTATCCCAGGTGTACGACCCCATTTCTCGGATCGCATTAGAACAATTGGCACATATCTTGAATCTACCATCGCTGAGAAGCTGAGAAACAAATCTGATACCATCAAGTACGTTATTGTTTGCGTCCACTAGTTGATTGATGCCCTGTCTTTGACACTCTGTACGGAATGAAGCCGCAGAAGGGTCAAGGTAGATCGCTTTAACGTTGTACCTGCTAATGAATGCTGCTAGGTCTTCCGCGTGTTCCGCGTCCGTCTTTTGCCTACCCTCGGTTTTTGAGCAATAATAGTGCTCACGCTCGAGCCAAACGTTGGGGTGCACATCCATGTTGATTCCGATAAGCGAAAATACTGTCGGGTTCGTTGTTCCATAATCCACTCCGACAACGTAGTATTTAGCCGCTGCAGGGGGTGCTTTGATTACGTGCACCGACTCATCGAACATATCGTATACAACACCTTCCGCTAGGACCCACTCGCCTTCTATGTAGCGCTTGTACCAAAGCCCTGAGTACTCTGTTTTTAGAGCATCGATGTATTCATCGCTTAGACTCGGGTTGTCTGATAGACGGAACTGCCAACGCTTAAGCTTTACATCTACGTTGTCGAGGTACTCTTGCTTGAACCAATGAAACGGGCTGTCTGGGTTAGTCGTCGCAAAGAGTTGCGCTCCTGTAACACTTAAGCGTGAAAGTAGCATGCGCCAGAAACCGGACGGGATAAGTGTGGCTTCGTCAACGTATGCTAAAGCAAGGGTTGATCCCTGAATCTTACGTTGTGCCCTCTCATCGTTTGCACCGACAAGATAGATGGTGCGATTGAGTATGTTCACGACGTTTGTTTTAGGAGCTGGGAGAGGCATGCTGATGAGTGAGCATAGCTCGCTTAGGATGTTTCGTTGGATTGACTCTCTGGACACCCCGACAATCATTCCAAGGCCTGCAGGACCCTCTTTGATTGCCTTTAGAAAGCGCACGATGGAAATATACGACTTACCCGAACGTACCGCCCCTTCCCAGACATTAATTCTAGCGTCTGATTCGCGATAACTTAGCTTTTGCTTCTCGCTGAATAGACTCACGCATCTCCTTTAAGAGTAATCTTGTCGGCAGCGTCAATGAGTCGCTGAGCTTTTTCGTCTTGATCTTGGAGATGCTTACCAGCTGCTTCCATCTTAGCTTCTGCTTCGATTTTAGCTTCTGCTGCCATGTCTTGTCGTATCCATTCTTTATCATCCGCCCAATGCGGCATGTAACGCCGAATCATCCATGGATTGGCCCGATCTGTCATAGCTTGTCTAGCGTATTTAGCGCCTAGTTTCTGTCTTGCAATGCTCAGGTATCGTGAAAAAGTAGGGTATTGGTTTTTTAAATTAGTAATCCAATCCTTCGTTTGCCAGTGTTTAGTTGCCCAATAAATTAAGTGCCAACAATCCTCATGATCCATGGTTTCAACTAGGTCCTTTCCTAGCGCTTCGATCTCTTCCTCGGTGTACATTTTGGGCCGTCCGAGCTTTGGTAGATCTCCCTCTGTCATACTTTCTTCCTCTTTTCTTCCTGTCTTCGTAAATATTCTACTATATTGTCTAGTTTCGCTTTTCGGGTTTTTCCTTTTCCCCAATGAATGCGATAATGACAATTCGCACACAGAATCTCAAGATTTTCTATGTCATTATTCTTGCGGTTTTGATCTCTATGATGTACGCACAATAGCTGGTAATCATCTATGCCACACCTATTGCATTTGTGTGGTTTGTATAAAAACGCTCGATAAACATAATTCTTTTTCCCATTGGCTATAACCCACATACCCGAACATCGTCTCGAACAAAACTTACCTGCATTATTTGCTGCTCTTCTCAAGAACTCATCATCACAAAACTGGCAGACGAACTTCGTTTTTTGCTTATCAGGTCTGCTTTTCTCCTTACATACAGTTGAGCAATAGCTGGATCTTGGCCCACGGGATGTGTATTTTTTATTACACTGCACACATTCTGCTTCTCGCGGCTTAAAATGAAAGCCACTTTCACCCTTCTTAAATTGGTGTTTTTTGAGGTTTTTTATTCCTGAATTTGACGTACCTTTTGGAAGTGCCACTAAATCTCCTTGTGTTACTCCCACATTGTACCATCTTGCCCTTTTTCAGTGGCACGGGTCGCCTCCATCTCTAATAGTAATGATAATAATAGAAGCTGCTGCTCCTACGAGCATTCCCAGCATGAACTCATCCATGCCTAAGAAAGTTCCCGCCAAATTAACGACCCAAATACATCGGTATTTGAAGACCCTGGCAAAGGACTTACACAAAGCACGATTTCATCTGGAGTATTTGTTAAATCGCTTCCTAGTCTAATCGCATTGATCACTGCTGATGATGTGACACCTGCAGTGCCGCCGTTCGCCGAGTTAAAGAACCCAGTTGCTAAATCGTATCCACCAGTAACTGTATTTGCTGTGTCTCCGAATGCTGTTTCAACTGCTGACTGACTAATACCCGAATATGTGAATGTGCCGGCGACCGTTGGATTAAACTTAAGTGTCCATACAAGATTGTCTGATCCAGTGACTTCCATTAAGTTTGCTTGGATGATATCAACGGATTGCCCGATATAAGCTGACTTTAGTCGTATTCCCATTGAAGCATAGACGACACCAGCCGTGTTTGCGTTACATGCTGCCGTTGCGTGTGCTGCTCTTACTTGTCCTGTGGGTTCGATACCGCCTTCAGAGATTACAGAACAACATATACAATCGATCGAGCTTGCTGCTCCTGATCCATCGTTCTCTATTTCCCAGCAAATCGGGAGATTCGGAGTAGTCATATAGACAACGGTAAGATTGTTGGCATTATCAAACGTGTGAGCGTAGTAGATCTTTCCATCCACAACAAACCCCATTCGCACGCGCCCGACTCCCAACCACTCAAAGTCGATAAAGAGGATTTGAGTCTTTGTGAAGTCTAGTGTAACGCCTGATGGTCCTGTTCCATCAAAAGGGTCAATGTTCCACGATGCTTGAGCAACTCTATTGTTAACCGCTGAGCCAGATGTTGACGTTCGCCTAACTAGATACGGATCTGAGCCATCCAATTCGAAGTACAGTCCGTTATTCGCGTCGAAATACCCTGCTTTTTTGGAAATATTAGCGTCTTCCGAGATCATGTTGAAAGTAACAAGGATCTCTTGTGATTTACCAGGTTGGTAATTAAAGCGTTGCCTAGTGCGTCTTGCTCGCGCTCCTGCTGTAGTATTACTGACAGATAACCGTTGAGATGCTTCATCTTCTCGATATTCCGTAGATGTACCTGATCCGGATAAAGCGTCATTAACGAAGAATAGCGGAAGGTTTTCTACGCTAGAAGCAAGATCAGGATCGTTGAAGATGTTCTTAGAATCAAAGATGGTTGCAGGATCTGACACTCGCCATCTTCCAAACGCATCGATGCTGAACGAATCTGAGGCCTGAATAGTTTGTGGTGTCTTTGTTCCATCAAGTTGAACACTGCCGCTTCCGCTCATCGTGTCTCTCCGTATTTCACAACTTTACTTTGACACACGTTTCGTTAAAAACCAATGACTAGTTAGCAAGGGTGCACTGGAGGAACATCATTCCATTCCTGCTGTTCAATCGCCTTTCCGTGATTGTCTAGGCCAACATGGTGAGGGGCTATAACTGTACGTGTTCTGCTACACTTATCGCACTTTGCCCATCGAAGGAGGCTCATATTCATGCCGTGATTTTTACCTCCAGACTCAAACGCACATGTAAGACAAAGTTGCCCAATTAATCTCTCTCCCAATCTTGAATGAGTGAACGCATCTTCCGGTTGTTTTTCTGAAACCATTTTGAGTCTATGAGTGTGAGTTGTTCGTTAGGATAGTATTTACGAAATCTTTTGATTTTTGTCAGGGATTTAGCGTCATAGTACCCTTTCACCTCAACCCACCTATGAGAGCCGTCTAGTTCTGTTATTCTGAAGTCTGGCTTGTATGAGCGCACGCCCCGCTTAATTGCCTCAAACCAAAACGTTTCCGGCTCATGCTCCCAATCAGCTATCTTTTCATATTCTTTGAGGAACTGGAGAGTACGCGCGTAGTTCGCTTCCCATCGTGATCGAAAATAGCAGCGCTTTCCTCCAATCTCTCTCCATCCCTGAGTGCTTTTCTTTCGAATATGTTGCATACCATCACCTCGTCACATGATGATACAGCATCGCTTTGCAGTGAAGCACGTTTTTTGCTCTGTGGTTTCAACATTAACATCGATATCAGCATCTTGGTGATCATGGTCACCGCTTGTCGCACTACAGCACGTACTCTTGCAAATGACTTGGCAAATGGTGCTTGCCTTCTCTCGGTGTCCGTCGAGCTGTAACGGTGGTATTGGTGCGCTCATTGTCGTTGTCCCCTGCTTCTTCAGGTATACTATAGACAAATTTTCCATTGCAGGAGAGCGACAAATCTTATCGCTTGAGTTCTCTATCATTCCTTTGAGGTGCTCTATCATTCAATTTTTTTGTTACTGTTTTGACTGCTTCATCTTT